TTTATTGATAAGCGTACTACCTGCGCTACAATAGAACCACCAAACTTCATTAAACCCTTCGTTAGTACTAGCAAACACTTGCTCTGCTTGTTGTGCATTAAAGTCTCCAAAGATGTATTCTCGTAAGTCGCAGTTTTGAGTCTGCACACGCCCATCGTATTTATAGAACTTATCGCGCCCCATCCAGTAAGTAACACCCGAAGCAAGTGCCGCTGCATTTTGTCCTATGATAGAGATATTATCACCTAGAAGTTCCGCTCTCCACACAAGCGGATATCCTAAATACTGCATAGAATAGAGCGTAGAATCAGTCCAAACTAGAATCTCTTGACGTGTTTGTAGTGCAGTAATAATCTGAGAGCCGCGAGTAAGCGGTAGTGACCCAGCTTGGTTAGTGGTAGACGGTGTCCAGTCAGCGGCATTCTCTTGGTCAGACCAACGTACTAGCAGTGGGTTTTGAGTAGAGCTACTGTAATCGTCACAACCAAAAGCAAATACAAAGCGGAAAGTGTCTGATACGGTAATATAGTTTTGAATAGTGGGAACATCCGATGCACCATTAATAGTCGTTAGATTTACTGCACGTACTGAAATAGACTGCGTGCCTGACTGCGTGCCTGTTGTTTGAATTAGTGCGCCTGATGGCGTAGCCGATACGTTAAACACGCCAGCAACATAATTGCGGATGTAGTACGTTGTCCCTGTCTCAAGGTTTGTGGGTAGAGCGCCTGTAGTTTCAAATACAATGGGTGCGCCTTCAGTGTATATGTCTGTAGAAGTTATTTGAGCTGGGTTGGCTATCGTAATTGTTGCAGAAATGCTTGCAAGTCCCCTGTCTGCATAATAGTAATACATCGCACCCGTACGAGGACCAAAAATTAAGTCTTGCCCATAATTACTCTGAGACCATAAACGAAGTGAGTCAGATGATGACTGCCCTGTACTCCAAGAGCCACTACTCCAAGCACCTGCACCCCAGCCGCTAGTAGGAGTTTGATACTCTGGTCCTCCAGATATCTGATAGACAGCCCGAGGTGTTCCCCCATTCCCAGTATCTGAACTGTTAGCCGTTGCACTAGCTACAAACGAGTATGAATTAGCATTAATATATGTAATCTTGTGCTCAGTATTGAGGACTGCTGCGGTAATATTGCCGCCTCCACCTAAAGCAGTTGCACCGTTATAAGTTACGTAATCACCGTTAGCACAGCCATGAGAAGGTGCTGTAACCGTAATAACAGCTGACCCATTAGAAGCTGCAAAAGGGGTGGTTAAGTTAGTAGCTGTGCGTATAGGCGTGATGTCATAGTAATTACCACCACGAGAGATGTAAAACTTTGAATTTGTTCCAACACCTATAAGCGTAACTTGCCCAAGCGTTTCCCATGCCCATAGTGAACGACATACCCCTTCAAATGTAGATGAAGAGATTCTATTCCAACCACCTATTTTCTGAGGTGTGCCTTGACGAAACCGAATTTTGTTGCAGTCATACCATCCACCTTCTGTATAGTAGCGGGAATTTTCGCGGTTAACGCCTGACTTCACTACGAGTTTTTTAAGCATTACTTAGTCCTGTTTTAAAAACAACTCAGCTTCAGCGTTTCTACGTCTTGTTAAGCCTGCAAGTGGTTTGCCGCCTGCTTTATCCCAGCGTAGGAATTGCTTCGCTACTTCTGATTTAGGCTCACCCGCTTTAAGCATCTTGACAAGCGTTGAAGAAACGAAGTTCCCACTGCCGATGTTATAGCATAAAGAAACTAAAGCGTCATACTCATTCTGTGTAAGCTCAACACCTACCGTATTTACTGTGTGCTCGTAGGCGGCTACTGTTTTAGTAAGTAGCATTAATGCCGCTCCTTCATTTGGGAGAGCTTGGTTTGCTTTTACGGGGCTACCGTCTGCATAGCGCGTTGAGCCAATACCAATAGTCCAAACACCTGCTGGGCATTTATAAGAGATTAGTTTGCACCCTTCAAACTCTTTAATTAACTTTAACCCTTCAACACCAATTTTCATTTCTTCCCTCTCATTAGTAGTATGGTAGTGAGCTTTTGACTTAGGCGTATCATATCATTATCTAGCACACGAATCTGGTCAATTAACTCAATTAACGCATCAGTAGCTTCTTGCAGAATCGGCTTAACTATTGTGGTTACCCAAATCCAAACAAAGTACACGATGTACCCCATACCCCCAGCCGCTACGATAGGAAAGCCATACACATTGATATATTTTGCAATTGCTTCAGCGTCCATCATTCTACCTTCTTGATTGGTTTTTCTGGTGGTATTTCGAGTGCCTGCGACACTAAACTGTCGATATTGAGGATGTCGTTTGACATCCCCGTCACTCGTTTATCAAGTTGCTTGATAATACCGATAAGGCTTTTAATCTTTTCAAGCACACTATCAAGCAGAAACTTTAGCGTCAGAAATACAAAGTACATCCCAAGACAGGATGAACCAATAGGAAACCCAACATCTGTTATGAATTGAAGGATTTCCATGCTTTAAGTAATTTGTTCATTGTTAATTACCTTCATAATAAGTTCAATTTCTTCATCAATTGTCATACCATTTGCAATAATAACATCTGCGTCGGTGGGTGGTATAAAAATAGCGTTGGTATCTTCGTACCGGCACGTTTTATTTCGGTCTACAAAAATAGTGAAATCCGCATTAAACGCATCGCGTGTTTCTTCTGTCGGGCATATAAAATCTGCAATCGCATAATAACCTGCTTTACATACACAGTCGCATAAAAACTTCATGCGTATAGCCTGCTGAATTCGGTCTGCGTGGGAAAACCCTAAATCTCTACTGATATTTTGACGTACAGCATCCGCATTAAAATGCACTGCGTTTAGTCTATGTGCTAGAGCTTTGCCAAGAGTGGTTTTCCCACTCCCAGCAAGTCCCATTATAAGGATTTTCATAGTAAAGCGTCTAACTCATCGTGTGTTGTTGCAGCTTCAATAGCTGTAGTTTTTAGTATTAGTGCAGTTTTAGCATCTTCAACAACTGTCGGTTCGTACTGTTCTGCGGGATTGTCGTTGATTTGTAATTGTGCTTGTTGTTGTACCACTTGCTGAAACTTTGATTTTTCCTGTGAAATCATGCTTGATTTACGGTCTTCAACTGAGATTTCATAAGTATCCCAAATAATTTCAATTGGGCGTTTAGTTAAATCAAAACGATGCTCTGTGTAACCTTGACGATGTGGAACTAATACTGGACGTACTTCAATAGCATCATGCCATCCTGCTTCACCTTCTGGTGGAGGTGTGTCCCATACTTGCAGTACGTTGTTGTTATCGTCTAATTTAATATGTAATGTCATTGTTTTTTTCCTGTTTATGATTTGAGTGCTAATACTGCCTTCTCAGCAGATACTTTTTTCCAAGTAGTTAATGAGCCGACTTGTTTAGGAGATGAATAAGCTGTTGTGTTACCTAATCCAAGTTGACCTTGCAAATTCCTCCCCCAAGCCCATAAAGTGCCGTTTGTTTTGATTCCTATTGAAGCATAAGCACTACAGCAAATAGATAACCAATCTGTTAAAGCTCCAACTTGAACAGGTGAGCTAAAAGCGTATGTTGTATTTCCTAAACCTAATTGACCATTTGCGTTAATACCCCATCCCCACAATGTACCATTAGTTTTAACCGCTAATGCAGAGTTGTTTGAAGACGATACATTATCCCATGTAGTTAATGAGCCGACTTGTTTAGGAGATGAATAAACTGCTGTGTTACCTAATCCAAGTTGACCTTGCGAGTTTTGTCCCCATGTCCAAAGTGTACCGTTAGTTTTAACTGCCGAAATACCTTGACTATTTAGTGTTGGTGATAATACTCTCCAATCTGTTAATAACCCTACTTGCTTAGGTGAGGAATAAGAAACGGTATTACCTAGCCCTAATTGACCTTGATTGTTGACACCCCACGCCCACAATGTACCATTAGATTTAACCGCTAATGCAGAGCTGGCAAACATATAAACACTGGCCCAGTCAGCCAACGCGCCTATTTGTTTAGGAGATGAATAGTTTGTTGTATTTCCAAGACCTAATTGACCAGCGTTATTTCTACCCCAAGACCATATTGTTCCATTTGCTTTTATTGCAAGCGTATTATAATACCCGCAAGATACAGATAACCAATTAGTTAAAGCACCAACTTGCTTAGGTGAAGAATAATTAGTTAGATTCCCTAAACCAAGCTGACCAACTTGATTTCTACCCCATGTCCAAAGTGTACCATTGGTTTTTACTGCTGCTGAAATAACATAACAAGTCGAAATAGATAACCAATCAGTTAATGCCCCAACTTGTTTTGGAGATGAGAAATAGGTTGTATTTCCTAAACCTAACATACCAAAATCATTTTTACCCCACGCCCATAAGCCTTTAAGCGTGACAGGTTGTGGCCACGTCCCCGCTCTAATGTAAGG